GCTACCAGGCTGGCTTTGCTGGCCTGAAGGTAGTTCATGGGTTTCAGTTTGATAGCTAGTCCGCTGGTCTCTACTGGTTCACGATAGTTGGGCATACGGATTCCACCCAGCACTGATGCCAGGTCAATGTCGTAGTCGTGTTCTTCAGAGCAGTGTGGGCATTTGCTGCTCACTGACATACTGGGTCCGTAGCTGGCAATGCGAATAGCCAACAACGTGCTGTCCACGTCCACTGTGGGCATTTTCCAGGCGTCTTTAACGTTGGGCGCACAACTTTCAATTACTTTAACCACGCTGGTGCCGTTCAACAACGCATCGGGTGTGCGTAATGTGATTTCGTCTTTGGTGGTCATGGGAAAGATGGGAATTTCCCCAGTCGCGGGCAAATCCAGTGATCCGTCGGGCCAATAACTGCCTTCGCTAGTCAATTTGACATATAATGCGGGTTGGCGAAAGTGTTTCGCTAATGGGTTTACTGCTGGTGTTGCACTTGGTTGAGTCATTTCTACAGTCCTATAAATAATGGATACTACCACATATTTATTGGCACAAACCCCCATGGATGATAAAGAATTAGACGCAGAAATTGAAAGACTCAAGCGGGTCAGCACTAGCCTGCGTGAAAGCATGGAAACTCTTCAGAAGGGTCTTGACGGCACCAAGAAGAGTAAAGAGCAATTGGTCAAACTGGGCAAGGCTGCCGAAGCACAAATCAAGACTTACGAAGATCTTGGTGAAAGCCTGATCTCATTACGTGAGCAAGTTAAACGCACGACCAACACTCAGGAACGAGCTGAAAAGGAAGAAAAACTACGACGTCTAGAAGCACAAAATGCTCGTGACAAAGCCGAGGAAGGATTCCGCCAGGGTTTAGGAAAAATGACTGGTGCGTTGCTGACTGGTATCGCTAACACGTTTGTTGGTGGTGTCAAGGCTGCACTGAGCGGCAGTGATGGTATTACTGTTGCTGCCGAGTTCATGAAGGGTGGGCTGGACACAGCTAACAATGCTGCTCAAGCTGGCGCAGGTGCGCTGAAAGATTTCGGTGCTGCCACTGCTGGTGCTGGTGGTAAGATTGGTAAATTTGGTGTCGCTGCCAGTATAGCTGGTTCTGCAATTGGTTATCTAAGCAACCAGATGACAGAACTGGCCAAGGCCGGTATCAACTTCATGATCACCCAGACCACCAAGCTGATGGGCGACTTCGTCCAGTTGAGTCAGGCGGGTGTAGTGTTTAGTGGTGGCATGCTGGCCATGGCCAATACTGCGCTCAACGGCGGTATGACCCTAGATCAGTTCAGCAAGGTGGTATCTGCCAACCGAGCTGAACTTACCAGTCTAGGTATGAGCATGGGCGATGCCAGCAAGCGCATGAGTGGTGCCATGGCTGCTGGTGGTACTGCCATGCGTAAAGGCTTATTTGCACTGGGTATGACAGTGGAAGAGCAGGCAGACACTGTGGCCAAGACCATGGCTATTATGTCAGGCCCTGCACAACGACTGAAAGCCAACGATGCTGAAGTTGCCAAGCAGACTGAAGATTATGCTAAAAACTTGAAACTGTTGGCAGCACTGACTGGCGAAGACATGAAGGCTAAGTCAGATGCCATCAGGAAAGAAAACGACACTCTGGCATTCCAGCAAAAGCTGGATGAAATGAACGAAGGCCAACGTCTAGAATTACAAAAAGCCATGGAGGGTATGACCGAGAGTCAACGCCGTGCGCTACGTGAGAACATGATCTATGGTACTGTTATCAGTAAAGACATTGCCATTTCACAAGCCACCAACTCGGGTGTGGCCAAAACTAACCAGGAGTTTGCAGAAGCTCAACGTGCTGGTGCGCTGTCGGCAGAGAAGGCTCGAGATATTCAAGCCAAGAACGCTGACGAAACATATAAACAGGCCATGGGCAACAAGGCACTTGCTGCCGCAGCCATGGCAGGTAACCAAGCTGCATCTGATGCAGCCAAATCACAGTTGAGTGACGCTCAATATCAGAGAAAACTTAGTGCGGCTGCTACTGAGGAAGAAAAGAAAAAGATCGAAGACGAATATAAAGCCGGTAAAGAAGGTAAGAATACTGCTGCCGAACTGATGCAAATCAATCAGGACTTTGCTAAGGAGATGCAAAAGATTGCAGTTGGAGCTCTGCCAGCTTTTGCTGATGCACTAAAATCAGTGCTTAACAATGTTAGAGCGTCAGTGCTAGAGGCAGTTAAAGGTGCAGCCAATTCGACAGGTATGCCTGCCTGGTTGGCTCCACTGTTGGGCGTGGCCACAGCATTGCTACAACTGTTGCCATTGTTAATTAAAAGTAAAACTGCTGAGACAGTTGCTGGCGGGGCTCAAGCCGCAAAAACAGCCTATGCAAAAACGGGTAGTATTCTAGCAGATAACGCTCTAGCAAGGGGTGATACAAAAGGGGCGGCACGGACTGTTGGAATAGAGGCGTATAACAGAGCGCATATTGGGTCTAAAGGCACAACTATTGCAGAAAGACACGCAGAAGGTAGAGCCGCGGAATTAAAAGCAAGAAAAGAATTCTTTGATAACCAACGTGCTGCCAGAGCCGGTGCTGGTACTGGTGCGGCACCAGCTGGCGGTAAAGGAGTTATGGGTGGCGGCGGTGGCATTGGTGAGACTCTGCAGAGTCTTGCTAAAGGTGTCAGTGCTTTTGCCACACCACAAGCTGCTCTTGGATTAGGTGCAGTTACACTAGCTATTATTGGTCTAGCCAAAGCCTTTGAAGTGGCCAGCCCGGGATTTGAAGCGTTTGGTAAAATGGTTGGTGAGATAATTGAATCCACATTTACTGGACTATCTACAATTATTCCACCAATGGCAGACGCAATTAAACAAGCTGTCGAGGCAGTGGGCGGTGTGTTAACTAGAGTGTTTGAGGGTATAAAATTGGTAATCCCACCAATCACTACACTGATTACCAGTGTGATCAAGTCAATGGGCGAAACAATGGGTGTAATATTCAATGGTATAAAAGATACAGTACCACCCATCCTGAATGCCATTGGCGATACCTTTACTAAATTTGGCAACGCGGCAGTCGCAATATTTAAACAGGTGGGTGAAACTGTCACATCAGTCATCAACTCGTTAACTGGATCTATCATTAAATTGAGTAATGACACCAACCCAGTCAGATTGTTGGAAGTGGCTGGGGCTATAACTGCACTGGGTGCCGCATTTATACCATTTGGTATAGGTGGTGCCCTAGCTGGATTGTTCACCGCAGGCGGTGGATTCAGTCAAATCATTAAAGACCTAACTGCGTTTGGTAATCTAGATCCAGTTAAGCTGGCGCAAGTGGCAGAAGCATCTAAAAAGCTAACTGACAGTCTACCCAGTGCCGCCCAAATGGCTGCAATGGCAGCATCAGGATATGTTTCCAAACTGACTGGTGGTACTCCCAGTGGTGCTGGTTCAAATACACCAGCAGCTACACCAGCACCCAGCTCGTCTAGTTCTGCTAGCACACCATCGTCAGCCAATGCTGCCAATAACAACACTGCTGGTGGAAATGACACTCTTTCAGTTATGAAGGAAATGCGCGATGCAGCCAGATCACAACTGACCATCCTGGAACGCACTGTTCGTGCGGCAGAAGAGACACTAGCAGTTAACAAGAAGATATTGAGTGCCACACACTAATTGGGTAAATAGAATAACAGAGAACAAATTATGACCTGGAGAAAGTATTTTAAAACCACATCGCCTGCTAACGTAAGCCCAATTTCTGGGCAAGGTTCAGCGGCACAAAGCGGTGTGGGATACCGAAACTATCAGAGTCAACTACCAGAAGTGTATGTTGGCCACCCCAACCGTACTGAGCGTTACAACCAGTATGAGCAAATGGACATGGATTCAGAAGTGAACTCGGCACTGGACATTCTGGCCGAGTTCTGCACACAAATCAACACAGACAACGAGACTGCTTTTGAAACAGTGTTTCATGAAAAGCCCACAGACTCAGAAATTAAAATTATCACTGAACAGCTGAAGCAGTGGTACAGCCTAAACAAACTGGACAAGCGCATCTTCAAGATTGTGCGTAACACACTCAAGTATGGTGACCAGGTGTTCTTGCGTGACCCAGAAACATTTGAATTGTACTGGGTGGAAATGAGCAAGGTCACCAAAGTGATCGTAAACGAAAGCAAGGGCAAAGAGCCCGAGCAGTACGTGATCAAAGACATCAACCCCAACTTCCAAAACCTAACTGTTACTGCGGTGTCCACTAGTGACACATACACCAACCACCCACAAGTGGGCGGACCCAGCGGCAGTTACATACAGCCCAAAACACCTTACAGCGGTGGATCACGTTTTACTCATGCACAAAACGAAGCGGTCGTTGATGCAGAACACATTGTTCACTGTAGTCTAACCGAGGGTCTAGACGTCAACTGGCCTTTTGGTAACAGTATTCTAGAACAGATTTTTAAAGTATTCAAGCAGAAAGAACTGCTGGAAGACAGTATCCTGATCTATCGTGTGCAACGTGCGCCCGAGCGCCGTATCTTTAAGATCGACGTGGGTAACATGCCAGCACACATGGCCATGGCATTCGTGGAACGTGTAAAGAATGAAATCTGGCAGCGCCGTATTCCCACTCAGACTGGTGGCGGCACCAACATGATGGATGCCACATACAATCCATTGTCAATTAACGAAGACTACTTCTTCCCACAGACTGCTGACGGTCGTGGTTCTAGTGTGGAAACACTGCCTGGAGGTCAGAACTTAGGTGAGATCGACGACTTGCGTTACTTCACCAACAAGCTGTTCCGTGGCTTGCGTATTCCATCCAGCTATTTGCCCACTGGTCCAGAAGATGGCACCATGACTGTTAACGACGGTCGTGTGGGCACAGCACTGATCCAGGAATGGCGCTTTAACCAATACTGTATGCGTTTGCAGAAAATGATTGGTGAAAAGCTGGACGAAGAGTTCAAAATGTTCATGAAGTGGCGCGGTATTAATATTGACAACAGTATTTTTACTCTGAAATTCACTGAACCACAGAACTTTGCACAGTACAAACAAGCTGAAATTGACTCAGTTCGTATTGGTACATTTACCCAATTGGAAGCATTTCCTTACCTGAGCAAGCGTTTCTTGCTAACCAGATACCTGGGCTTGAGCGAAGAAGAGATGCAGAAGAACGAGGAAATGTGGGCCGAAGAGCAGGGCGACGCTGAAAGTTCACCAGCCAACCAGGCTGACTTACGTAGTGTGGGTATTACTCCTGGCGGTCTGGAAACTGACATGGCCAATGTGGCGCCCCCAGCTGAAGGTGAAGCTGGCGGTGAAGCACCAGCAGGTGAAGTACCTGGTAACACTGGCGCCGCACCAGCAGCCGCCGCAGCCAGCGTGGGCGCACCAGCCCCAGCCGCATAAATAAAATTATGATACTATCAGAATTCACTTCAGCTAACGCCATGTTGCCCGTTTTCCAGAATGAGGAAGACGACAACTCCACTCTGAAAGTTTCAGACGTTCGTAAAACCCGTCTAACATTGCTACAGCTGAACAAGCTACGCAAAATGAATGATGTGCGTGAATATGAGCGTGAAAAGAAATTGGATTCAGTTAGCAAGCAATACAAAGCGGCAGCGCCTGAAGGCGGCGCAATGCCTGGTCTTTAATTATCTCCTAAGAAACCTTCAAAAAACACGCATTTAACGCAGTTTTTTTAACTACGCTGTAAATAGATTACAAGCCATAGTTTTAGGAGACCCTAATGAATAAATTTGAAAGTTTAATTGAGCACATCATCAATGGCGATGAAAACCGTGCCCGTGCAATTTTCCACGACATCGTCGTAGAACGTAGCCGCCAGATTTACGAGTCTTTAGTTGACGAAGACACAACTGAAGAAGATATCGAACAAATTTCCGACGAAGTTGATGCAGACCACGAAGGCGTTGAGCCCAAGTTGGAAAGCATTATCACTGCTGAGGATGCAAAAAGTCTAATGGATTGGGTAGACAGCGGCATTGCCGAAGGTCTTGACCCAGCTTTGCTAGAAAAAGTTAGCCAATTCTACGGTGTTGGCGTACAAGAAGGTCTAACCACCAAGCTAGAAGAAAACGCTGACAACCTATTGAACATTGCTTACGGCGGTGTTGCAGAGGCTGACGACGAACTAGACATGGGCGGCGAAATGGACATGGACATGCCCGGCGCTGAAGAAGGCGGCGAAGGCGAAGAAGGTATGGAAGGTGGTGAGGGCGAAGAAGGCCTAGAAGACCGCGTTCAAGACCTAGAAGACGCTCTAGACGACTTGCAAGCTGAATTTGATGCCCTAATGGCTGACGAAGCTGGCGAAGAAGAACACAATGACGGCGAAAGCGATCCTGATTTCGGCGGTGAAGAAGGTGGAATGTTTGGTGGCGAAGAAGAGCCAGCAGAAGAAAGCCTAGCTAACTTCCCAGCTACAGAAAGCAAAATCCCCGCTAACCAACGCAAGAGCGACATTGACATCATGCGTGAATACGTAGAGAAAGTCAGTTCTCCTTCTAACACAGAAGGTCAGACAGTTGGTGGTAACAGCAGTAGCAAGCCTACAGTAAATGCTACATCTATCGTTGCAGGTAAGAACGACATGGGTGGTACATCTGCTAACATCGCTAAAGGTGGTACAGAACAAGCTCCTGACGGACAATCTGCTACTAAGAAGCCATCTAATCAGTACACAAAAGGCCAAGGCAACCTAAAGGGCGCTGGCAGCTTTGAGAACGTACCTGGTGCTAAAGCTGGTAACACTTTCGCTAAGAAAGAAACTGCTAAGACAGGCGAAGAAGGTGGTGTAAACAAGACCACTCCTTTGGCCAAGTAAGGACTAAACGGCGATGACTTTAATGCTTCGTGAACATTTGTCGTTCGACAACGCCAAGATGGTTGTCGAATCGACAGATGAAGGCAAAACACTGAAAATGGAAGGCATTTTCATTCAGGGTGGTGTACGTAACGCTAACGAGCGTGTATACCCTGTGAATGAAATTCGCCAGGCCTGCGAAAACATCAACAAGCAAATTGGTGATGGTAACAGTGTTTTGGGCGAAGTGGACCATCCCGAAGGTTTGAACATCAACCTGGACCGTGTCAGTCACTGCATTGAAAAAATGTGGATGGACGGTCCCAACGGTTATGGTAAACTTAGAATTATCCCCACACCAATGGGTCTGCTAATCAAAACCATGCTTGAAAGCAAAGTCAAGCTGGGTGTTAGCAGCCGTGGTAGTGGAAACGTAAATGAAGGCACTGGCCATGTCAGCGATTTTGACATTGTCACTGTTGACATCGTGGCACAACCTAGTGCCCCTAATGCATACCCCCGTGCAGTATACGAAGGTTTACTGAATATGCGACATGGGCACAGGGTATTCGATATGGCTCGTGAAGCCAATGTAGATCAAAAAGTGCAGAAGTATTTGAAAGAGCAGGTAACTCGCTTGATCAAAGACTTGAAAGTATAAGGAGAAACAGATGTTAGATGCTATCAAACCATTAGTAGATAATGGCATCGTAAACGAGGAAACTCGTGCAGCAATCACGGAAGCCTGGGAGATCAAACTCGCCGAGGCCAAAGAACAAGTTCGTGCTGAGTTGCGTGAGGAGTTTGCGACCCGCTATCAACACGACAAAAGTGTAATGGTTGAAGCTCTAGACAAGATGGTTACTGAATCTCTAGCAAACGAGTTGGAAGAGTTCGCTCACGATAAGCGCAAACTAGCTGAAGACCGCGTCACCTTTAAAAAGATGATGTCGGAATCTGCTGGCAAGTTCCAGAACTTTGTAGTCGAAAGTCTAGCAAAGGAAATCAAGGAACTACGTGCTGATCGCAAAATCCAACAGGAATCATTCCAGAAGTTAGAAGCTTTCGTTGTTAAAGCCCTAGCTGAGGAAATCCAAGAGTTCGCTAAAGACAAGCAAGCTGTTGTTGAAACTAAAGTACGCCTAGTAGCAGAAGCCAAGAACAAATTGGCCGAACTACAAGCTAACTTCGTACAACGCTCAGCAAAGCTGGTTAAAGAATCAGTTGCCCAAAATCTAGAAGCTGAACTATCTCAGCTGAAAGAGGACATCCAAACTGCTCGTCAGAACATGTTTGGCCGTCGCCTGTTCGAAGCTTTTGCTTCTGAATACACTATGACTCACCTAAATGAGAACCAGGTAATCAGTAAGCTAAAGGCCCAAATCCAGAAAAAGGATATGGCCCTAGCAGAAGCTCGCAAACAAGTCCTGGAAAAGGCTCGTTTAGTTGAACACAAAAACAAAGAGATCAAAGTGATCAGTGAGCAAACTCAACGCACTACAAAGTTGAATGAGCTTATGAAACCACTAAACAAAGAGAAGCAAGCCATTATGGGTCAGCTTCTTGAATCAGTGCAGACTGACAAATTGCAAGCTGCATTTGAAAAGTATCTTCCAGCCGTTCTGGAGACCAAAGGCCAAATGTCATCAGCCCCACAAAAGCAGGTGATTGCCGAGAGTCGTACAGCCGTAACTGGAGACAAAGCTGCTAAAACGGCGCCTATCACCGATGACGACAATAACGTCATTGAAATTAGACGTCTAGCAGGGCTAAAGTAAGTAAATAGGAGAAACTTAAATGAAACAAGCACTACTAGAAAGCCGCTGGGGAGAGACCAAAGACGCCCTGTTAGAAGGACTACAAGGTTCTCGCCGCACCAGCATGAGTGTTATCTTAGAAAACACTCGCAAGCACCTAGCTGAATCCGCAACTGCTGGTTCAACTTCAGCTGGTAACATCGCGACTTTAAACCGCGTGATTCTACCAGTTATCCGCCGTGTTATGCCCACTGTTATCGCTAACGAAATCGTTGGTGTACAGCCCATGACTGGCCCTGTGGCCCAAATCCACACATTGCGTGTACGTTACGCAGACCAAATGACCGATAGCTCAGGCTTCGGTAACAGCACAGCACCTGGTGATGAAGCTCTAAGCCCATTCAAGATTGCTGCCGCTTACTCTGCACAAGCACAAGCTGCTGGCGGTTCTACTGCTACTAGCTACCGCGCTGCCGCAACTAGCGCCCTAGAAGGCAATCCAGGTCAACGTATCAACGTTCAGATCTTGAAGCAAGTTGTTGAAGCTAAGACACGTAAGTTGTCTGCACGTTGGACATTTGAAGCCGCTCAAGACGCACAGTCTATGCACGGCCTAGATGTTGAAGCAGAAATCATGGCAGCTTTGGCACAAGAGATTACTGTTGAAATCGACCAAGAGATCATCGGTAGCCTACGTAGCCTAGCCCCAACTGAAGAAGCATACGACCAAGCTGCTGTATCTGGTACAGCTACATTCGTTGGTGACGAACACGCTGCTCTAGCTGTTCTAATCAACCGTGTTGCTAACAAGATTGCCGCACGTACACGTCGCGGTGCTGGTAACTGGGCAATCGTAAGCCCACAAGCTCTGACAATTCTACAGAGCGCAACAACAAGTGCATTTGCACGTACAACCGAAGGTACTTTCGAAGCACCTACAAACACTAAGTTTGTTGGTACATTGAACGGTGCTATGCGTGTTTACGTTGACAGCTATGCTCCTGACAACACACCAGTATTGGTTGGTTACAAGGGTACAAGCGAAGCTGACGCAGCCGCATTCTACTGCCCATACATTCCATTGATGAGCAGCGGTGTTGTTCTAGACCCAGCAACATTCGAACCAGTCGTGGGCTTCATGACTCGTTACGGATATGTTGAGTTGACAAACACAGCATCTTCTCTAGGTAACGCAGCCGACTACCTAGGCGAGATCACAATCGCTAACGCTAGCTTCCAGTAATCACTTACTGGTCGCAACAGGCGATTATACAAAAACCCGCTTCGGCGGGTTTTTTGTTGACTGAATATTCGCACACTAAATATTCTTGTAGCAACAGCTACAGCTCGTGTTTAACACACATACACACAAAGGAGAAAAATATGAGCAAAACACCTTACGAGATCCGTCTCGAACTTTTGACCTTGGCCAAGGAAATCCTTTCAGCGCCAATCTACGAAAAACGCAGTCAACTACAGAATGAATATCATTCCAAGCTAACTGATGCTAACCGTAGTACACTTCCGTTTCCAACTATGCCTGATTTTCCATCCACCACGGATATCATCGCACAGGCTGAGGCACTGAAGAAGTTTGTAGACCAGGCGTAAAAATGAAAGCCCCGCAAGGGGCTTTCTTGTGGCTATACAAGCAACTGGCATAAATAATTTAAAATAACAAAGACTCTCAATGGGATGGGAAGACAGGGCCCCCGGCAGCAATGCTGGGGGTTTTCTGTTTTCAGCTAAATAGATAGTACGACTTACACAGGGTAAGTTTTATGCGGAAGTTCAACCGCGTACGGCCTAGAACGCCGTGATTTTTAAGGAGAAAATAAAATGGGACGTCCTCTAAACAAGAAATATTTCGGTAACCGCAACCAGGGTACCGGTGGTTACGAAGTAACTGGTAACCTATCTAACAGCCAAAACTATGCTGACGATCGTATCGGCGGTGAAGGCGTTGACTATATCAACTGGTCAACACTAGGTGCTTTCCGTGGTAACGGTACATTTGGTATCACTGGCCTAGCATTGCCAGCACCATCCCTACCAGGCGGTGTGCAAGCAACTTGGACCTTGCTATTTGAAGTTGAAGGTGTTTCAACTGGTGCAGGTAAAACTAACCTAGCAGTTGGCGACACTTTTGGCCACGCAAGCATTCCTGGATTGATCGCTAAAGTAACTGACCTGAGTGGTGCTAACGCGGTATTCAGCGTAACAGCCTCTGGCGCTAGCCGTGGTAACGCACTTGCTTATGCTTCATTATTGGCAGACACACAGGGCCTAACATTAACAAAGATTGCTGGTAGTGGTACTGCTAGCACGTTCCTAGTTGACTTAAACTACCGCGTCAAGTCAGCCGCTATTGTTGAAAAAGGTTCTGGTTACACTGGTACAGAAACATTCACAGCAGTTGTAACAGGTAACGGCGGTTCACAGACTGCTCCAGCAGGTACACTAGTGTTGACTACTGACAGCGGTGCAGTTGGTTCATCAACTAACCAAGAAAACGCTATCATCATGTACGCTAACACAAGTGGTTCAGGTTCTACAGGCCTCGCCGCTGACGTTATCAAACAAGTGAACACACGCACTTACAAAGTCAAAACATCTGACGGTATTGGTAAAGTAAAACTAAGTACTGATTCTACACCTGCTACAGGTTATGCTTATATGGTTGCCACTTCTGCATCTGGCGCAACTTATTATGTTACCAAGCTGACAGCACACCGAGCTACACTGGTTGCCAAGACTGGTGACGAGGCACTGGACGGTATGTCAGTACAGTGGACATTGGGTTCACCAACTGGTTCTATTGTACAGATCGAAAATGCCTAAGCATTGACGACTTAACGGAACAGGGTTACTGCAAAGTAACCCTTTCTGTTTTGAAAGCAAATAAATAAACAATAACCAGAGAGTATTTTATGGCAGCTATTAAACGCATTAATTCAGGATCATACAGCATCGTTCTTGCCGATGGCACTAGCAATCTGAATATCACTGCTGGAAATGTGGCAATCACAGGCAACTTAACTACATCTGGCTCACAAGTATTAAAATCAAGTATTAGCGGAACAAACATCACTACTCTAGCACTGGACTTTTCCAATGGCGGGGATTCTCTAGTGCATCGCAAGTGCATCCAGGACGTGACTGTCAGCTATTCCAATGTACAAGCTGGGCGAGCAATTGATGTGGTTATCCAGAACGCCACCAGCGCCAACGTGACTATCACACTGCCCAATGCACATAACAACCTGAAGTCCAACAACTTTTCTATAACTCAAAATACTGTGGCTAGCATGAGATTCTTAAGTTTTGATACCAACAGCGCCAACGTGGCTGTTTCTATCAATAACAGCTAATCGTTGCGCGATAGCAAAAGTAATTCTGATAGCTAAATACATAAACTGGTTCGATTTATGCAGGACCACAGAAGTTATGGAAAATTGACATGGCGAATACCAATTTCGTAGTAAAAAATGGCCTAACCGTAGGCAATTTAACCGTTGATGCAAACGGCGTAGTCGCCACATCCGGTAATATCTCTACCACTGGAACATTTTTAGGTAATATTACTGGAACTGGTAACAGCAGCATTGCCAACTTATCCGTAACCAGTAACGTAGCAAGTACCAGCAAGACCACAGGCGCACTGATTGTAACAGGCGGTGTGGGCGTTAGCGGCAACCTGCAGGCTAACGCAATTTATACAGACAACCATTTGTTCGCCAACGGCGTGAACATCTTAACAACACTGACCTCTAGTGTTGACACTGTCAGTAACGCACTGAGCGTTGAGACGGTAAATCGTGTCAGTGCAGACAACGCACTAAGCGTCAGAGTTGATACAGTCAGCAATGCAGTTAGTATTGTAAGTCAAGCCCTATCAGTTGAGACGGCCAACCGCATATCTGCAGGCAATGCTCTAAGCGTTCGCATTGATACACAAAGTAATGCCATCAGCGTTCTAAGCCAACAGGTATCAGTACTGAGTGTACAAATTAACACTGTCAGCAATGCGGTATCAGTTGTAAGTCAGGCATTGAGTGTTGAGACTGCTAACCGTATTTCGGCAGTCAATGTTGTAAGCAATGCAGTCAGCATTGTCAGTCAAGCCCTATCAGTTGAAACGGTAAACAGAACTAGTGCAGATAATGCACTGAGTGTTCGTATTGACACCGCCAGCAACGCAGTCAGCATTGTAAGCCAAGCCTTATCAGTTGAAACAGTAAACCGTGTCAGTGCTGATAACGCACTGAGTGTTCGTGTTGACACTGTTAGTAACGCAGTATCTATCGTCAGCAACGCACTGAGCGTTGAGACAGCAAACAGAATTTCCGCAGACAATGCCTTAAGCAATTTAATTAGCGCATTGAGCAACTCAATTTCAGTCACATACGTCCACAAATCGGGCGACACGATGACTGGCAACTTGTTGGTTCCTAACCTACAAGTAACAAGTTCACTAAACAGTTCATCAACATCAAGTGGCGCATTAGTTGTCACTGGTGGTGTTGGTATTGGTGCCAACCTGAACGTGGGTGGTATTGGTAACTTCTACAGCAACGTTGTAATTACTGGTAACCTGATTGTTCAAGGTAATACCACAGTTGTTGGTAGCAACAACTTTGCCACAACCGACAACGTGATGGAGCTTCATGCTGCCAACATTGCCAATGTTGCACAACCCTGGACACTAGACGACGGTAAAGATATCGGTTTCCGTTTCCACTATTACAAGTCTGGTGCCGACAACAATGCCTTCCTGGGATTTGCCAATGACACCAGTTACCTAGAGTGGTATGGATCAGGTGCTGAAGGTGTTAATACTTTTACTGGTACCTATGGTACATTCAAGACTGGTAATTTGATTCTAACTGGCGATGCCACCATCAATGGTGTCAGCGTATTAGCAAGATTTGATACACTAAGCAATGCCATTTCAGTCGTAAGCCAAGCAGTATCAGTAGAGACCGCAAATAGAACATCGGCTGATAACGCATTAAGTGTCCGTATCGACACAGTCAGTAATGCGGTCAGTATTGTAAGTCAGGCACTGTCAGTTGAGACCGCAAATAGAACATCAGCTGATAACGCATTAAGTGTTCGCATTGACACTGTCAGTAATGCAGTATCAGTTGTTAGCAATGCACTAAGCGCAGAAATTGTCAACCGTATCAGTGCAGATAATGCACTAAGCAATTTAATCAGTGCAGAGATAGTCAACCGTACCAGTGCTGACAACGCCCTAAGCGTTCGTATTGATACTGTCAGCAATGCAGTATCACTTGAAATTGCAAATAGAACAAGTGCAGATAACGCATTGAGTGTTCGCATCGATACAGTCAGTAATGCGGTATCAGTAGTAAGTCAGGCCCTATCAGTTGAAACTGCCAACCGAATTTCAGCTGTAAACGTGGTCAGCAACGCAGTGAGCGTTGAGATTGCCAACCGTACTAGTGCTGATAATGCCCTAAGTGTAAGAATTGATACCGTCAGCAATGCGGTGTCCATTGTCAGCAATGCATTAAGCGTAGAGACGGCAAATAGAACAAGTGCTGACAATGCACTGAGCGTTCGCATTGATACAGTCAGTAATGCGGTATCACTTGAAATTGTCAACCGTACTAGTGCAGTAAACGCATTGAGTAACAGCATCAGTGTTACATACGCACCCAAGGCCAACCCTGCATTTACTGGCAATGTCACAATTAACACCAGCAGTAGCTTTAGTGCTAATGCGGTAACAGCCGCTGGCGTAACACAGACTCAGATTGACAGTTTCCCAATCACAGATTTCAGAACAGTTAAATATATTGTTCAAGTATATGACAACGGTGGTACTGTTAAGTATCACAGCAGTGAGATTTTAATCGTACATGATGACACCAGTGTTTACATGGTAGAGTACGGCGAAATAACATCAAACGGAACGATCGGAACCTTTACGGCCACTATCCAGACCGGTATTGTGAAATTGTTGTTTACTGGATCAGCTTCTGGTACCAACAAGACCGTCAAAGTACAAAGGACAGCAGTTGTGACCTAATACTTTTATTCATTATTAGTATTGGGTCCGCTTTAGTGGAGAGTGAAACTAAGTGGCAATTAACAAAGATTTCGTCGTCAAGAATGGCATTTCAGTTGCGGCTGATGCCAACGTTGCTGGTAACGTAAATATCACCAGCAATATCAGTAGTACCAGCACCAGCACGGGTGCATTAAAGGTCACTGGCGGCGCAGGCATTACCGGAAACGTTAATACAGGTGCCATTTACACAGACAACTATTACTGGGCCAATGGTACACCATTCGTCAGTAGTGCATTCAAATATACCGCATCCAATACCGCGCCCACTAGTCCCAGCAACGGTGACGAGTGGTTCAATACAGACACCAATACATTGTATGTTCGTGCCAATGACGGCACCAGCTCATTCTGGTTAGACTTAACCACAACCCCACAAGTTACATCGACGCCCAATCTGTCGATCACTGACTCCACTGCCAGCGGTAACCTGACAACTGGTGCATTAACTGTTGCTGGCGGCGCTGGCATTTCTGGTAATTTACGGGCCAATGCAGTCTATACAGACAATTATTACTATGCCAACGGCGTGGCATTTAGCCCAGATGCTATCAGCAACACACTGAGTATTGAAACTGTAAACCGTGTAAGTGCAGATAATGCACTGAGCGTTCGCATCGATACTGTCAGCAATGCAGTGTCCATTGTCAGCAACGCATTGAGTGTTGAGACGGTAAACAGAACAAGTGCTGACAATGCACTGAGTTTGCGTATTGATGCAATCAGCAATTATGCGTCAGTAACCAGTCAACAACTGTCAGTTGAGACTGCCAATAGAACGTCCGCAGATAACGCACTGAGCGTTCGTGTTGACACTGTTAGCAATGCAGTGTCTGTTGTTAGTCAGGCACTATCACTCGAAACAGTTAACCGAACAAGTGCTGACAATGCACTGAGTTTGCGTATTGATGCAATCAGTAACTATGCGTCAGTGACTAGCCAACAGTTGTCCGCTGAAATTGCCAACAGAACATCGGCTGACAATGCACTGAGTGTTCGCGTTGACACTGTTAGCAATGCAGTGTCAGTTGTCAGCCAGGCCCTGAGTGTTGAAACAGCCAACCGTATCAGCGCAGTTAATGTGGTTAGTAATGCAGTGTTAGTTGTCAGCCAGGCCCTGAGTGTTGAAATCGCAAACAGAACGTCGGCTGACAATGCGTTAAGTGTCAGAATTGATACCGCAAGCAATGCAGTCAGCATTGTTAGCCAGGCATTGAGTGTTGAAACCGTAAACAGAACGTCAGCCGACAATGCACTGAGTGTTCGTGTTGACACTGTTAGTAATGCAGTAAGTAACGAAATATCCAATCGCATCAGTGCTGATAATGCGCTGGGTTTAAGAATTGATACTGTCAGCAATGCAGTCAGTATTGTAAGCCAAGCACTGAGTGTAGAAACTGTCAACCGCACTAGTGCAGATAATGCACTGAGCGTTCGTGTTGATACGGTCAGTAATGCCGTTTCAATTGTCAGTCAGGCACTGAGTGTAGAAACTGCTAATCGCATCTCAGCAGTCAATGTGGTCAGTAATGCACTATCAGTTGAGATAGCAAATAGAACATCAGCTGACAATGCACTAAGCAATCTGATTAGTGCATTAAGCAATAACATTTCTGTTAACTATGCCCGTTTGAGTGGTGCAACATTCAGCGGCAACGTTACTATTGCAGCCAACTTGGTCGTCAGTGGCAATACTACGATTATTGGTAGTAACAATTACGCCACCACTGACAACATTATTGAATTACATACACCCAATGTGGCCAATATTGCACAACCTTGGAGTGTAGACGACGGTAAAGACATTGGTATTAGAATTCACTATTACAAGTCAGGTGCTGATAACAATGCTTTCCTTGGCTTTGCAAATGATACCAGTTACCTAGAATGGTATGGATCAGGTGCAGAAGGTGGTAATGTCTTTACCGGTACTTACGGCACATTTAAGACTGGTAACCTAATCTTAACTGGCGACGCTACTATTAGCGGTGTCAGTGTGTTGGCAAAGCTGGATTCATTAAGCAATTCTATATCAGTTGTCAGTCAAGCCCTATCAGTTGAGACAGCCAACCGCATTAGCGCGGTTAACGTGGTCAGCAATGCAGTTAGTATCGTAAGTCAAGCCCTATCAGTTGAGACAGTCAATCGCGTAAGCGCAGATAACGCATTGAGCGTTCGAATTGATACAGTCAGCAATGCCGTATCAGTCGTAAGTCAGGCATTATCAGTAGAAACTGCTAATAGAGTATCAGCAGTAAACGTAGTCAGTAACGCATTATCAGTTGAGATAGCAAACAGAATATCCGCAGACAATGCCCTAAGTAATCTAATTTCTGCGCTGAGTAATAGTGTATCAGTCACGTATGCACCCAAGGCCAATCCCACATTCACTGGTACACTAACTGGCGACATCATTGCGTCTACAAATAATGGCAACGGTACTAACTTTAAAGTTGGTGATGACATATGGATTGGTGATGTTAACCAAGCCAATGCCTTGCGTCTGACAGGCCAACAAGATGGTACTCAGGGTTACATTATATTTGGTAACAGTAACACTCAGACATTGGGTCGTAGTGGCACTGGTGCATTAACATATCAGGGCGCATTTACAGCACAGGGTGGTATTCAGAATACTCCAATTGGTAATGCCACTGCCAGCACTGGTGCGTTCACCACATTAACAGTAAATGGTGTGAACGTCGCCGCGGCAATTGATACGATCAGCAATGCGGTTAGTATTGTCAGTCAGGCACTGTCAGTTGAGACAGCAAATAGAACATCAGCTGACAACGCACTGAGTGTTCGCATTGACACAGTCAGCAATGCAGTATCAATCGTTAGCCAGGCACTGTCAGTTGAGACAGCAAATAGAACATCAGCTGACAACGCACTGAGTGTTCGCATTGACACAGTCAGCAATGCAGTGTCAGTTGTAAGTCAAGCATTGAGTGTTGAGACTGCCAATCGGGTGTCAGCAGTTAATGTGGTTAGTAATACTCTAAGCGTTGAAATAGCTAACCGTATCAGTGCTGATAATGCATTGAGCAATTTAATTAGCGCACTGAGTAACAGTGTATCAGCCACATACGTAAACAAGACAACCGCAGTAGTCAACAACCAATTGGTTGTTGTTGCCCCATCACCAGTAACTGAAGGTGGCCAGATTGTTCTAGCTTGGGCTAACATTTCAGGTATCACTGGGCAAGCTAACAGCACCTGGAACATTGATGTCGATGGCACCAATAGCCTGCGCTTCTTCTATCAGAATGCCGCAGGTGCGACTGCTGTACCACTTTCGATTACACAATCCAACGGTAACGTTAACGTTTTAGGTAACATACTGGCATCCAATTACTATTGGTCCAATGGCGTCGCACTAACCACAGTTGTGGATTCCATCAGTAACGCTATATCAGTTGTCAGTCAAGCACTGAGTTTAGAAACTGCCAACCGCGTCAGCGCCGTTAATGCACTAAGCAACACACTGAGTGCAGAAATAGCAAATAGAACCAGTGCAGACAACGCACTGAGTGTTCGTATTGATGCAGTCAGCAACGCAGTGTCTGTTGTAAGTCAAGCACTGTCAGTGGAGACAGCCAATAGAGTTAGCGCAGTCAATGTGGTCAGCAATGCACTATCAGTTGAAACTGCAAACCGAACATCAGCAGACAACGCATTAAGTGTTCGCATTGACGCGGTCAGTCAGGCAGTTAGCATCATTAGCCAGGCATTATCAGTTGAGACTGCGGCCCGCGTTAGTGCTGATAATGCACTGAGCAATTTGATCAGTCTGGTCAGTGTGCGTGTTGACAGTATCAGCCAGGGATTGTCATTAATTAGTAATGCACTGAGTGCAGAAATTGCCAACAGGACCAGTGCAGACAACGCACTGAGTGTTCGTATTGATGCAGTTAGCCAGGCAGTCAGCGTGGTAAGCCAGGCACTGTCAGTGGAAACAGCGGCACGTATAGCCGCAGATAATACCATCAGCAATGCAGTATCGGTTGTCAGTCAGGCGCTATCAGTAGAAACGGCCAATAGAATTTCCGCAGTTAATGTGGTTAGTAATGCATTATCGGTTGAGACAGCCAATCGCATTAGCGCAGACAATGCACTGAGCAACCTAATTTCAGCATTAAGTAACTCAGTATCAGTTACCTACGCACCTAAAGCTAACGCCACGCTGACTGGTACTACCAATATTGGCACACTAAATGTCAGCGGTGACACTGTGTTGTCAGGTAACTTGACAGTTAACGGCAGCGTGGAAACTGTCAATAGTACCACTGTTACTATTAACGACAAGAATATTTTAATTGCAAATAATGCAAGCACTAGTGCTACCATTGACGGTGGTGGTATTGATGTGGGTCAGGGCCCAGTCACGTATTTGCGATATCTCCATGCCAATCTAGGCTGGTATACTGCTAACAATTTTGGTGTAGGTGGAACTCTAACAGTTGCGGGCACTAATATTGTTCTTGCAATTGACACTGTTAGTAACGCAGTCAGCGTAGAAACAGTAAACCGAATCAGTGCTGATAATGCATTAAGTGTCAGAGTTGACACTGTCAGCAATGCAGTCAGCATTGTCAGTCAGGCGCTGTCAGTTGAGACGGCCAACCGAATCAGTGCTGATAGCGCATTAAGCGTTCGTCTTGATGACATTGTCAGTTCTGGAACTGCCAACCGTATTAGTGCAGATAACGCACTGAGTGCCAGAATTGATATTGTCAGCAATGCAGTATCAGTTGTAAGTCAAGCATTGAGTGTTGAAACAGCCAACCGTATTTCAGCAGTTAATGTGGTCAGCAACGCACTGTCAGTTGAAACAGCCAACCGTATCAGCGCAGACAATGCCCTGAGCAATCTGATCAGTGCGTTAAGTAATTCAGTTTCAGTAACGTATGCGCCCAAGGATGCGCCATCATTTACTAGCAATGTGGTAATAAATGGTAATGCCGCAATTTATGGCAATACTATCAGTTCCAGCACTGGAACAGGTGCCCTGACAGTAACTGGTGGTGTGGGTGTATCGGGTAACATTTATGCTGGTGCGTTTTTCTTTGCGAACGGCACAGCAGTGGGAACAGGTGGCGGTGGCAGCGATTACGTAGTATCAAATATGCCATATTTGATAAATGCGGGCGAGACCTATTATGTGAGAGCCAACACACAAGCATTATTCGTGCTTCCGATCGAAATTAACGGTGATCTGGAAGTGAACGGGATTTTAATAGAAGTGTAAATAAAGGGTAAGGGAAAAAGAATGTCTTTAATTTTAAAACAGGAATCAAGTGGAAACGTCACAGTGCCAGGGTCTGGCAAAGGTGCCGTCTACCTAAATGCGAGCAACCAACTGAACGTTAAAGACAGTTCTGGTAATGTTGCTGCCATCCCTACAATTACAGCAACGGCTGACACGGCTGTGGTGTTTAACGATGCTGGCGCATTTGGCCAGACCACAGATTTCACATTTAATAAAACAACCAAAGTTTTAACAGTGAACGGTGTGGATATTCAGGGTGCCATCAACACTGTTAGTAATTCATTAAGTGTCGAGACTGCCAACCGCGTCAGCGCCGATAATGCACTAAGCAACACACTGAGTGCAGAAATAGCAAATAGAACCAGTGCAGATAATGCATTGAGCGTCCGTGTTGACACAGTTAGCAATGCAGTGTCGGTAGTAAGCAACGCACTGAGCGCAGAGATCGTCAATCGCGTAAGCGCAGATAATGCATTGAGTGTTCGTATTGACACAGTCAGCAATGCCGTTTCAATCGTCAGTCAAGCACTGAGTTTAGAAACTGCCAACCGCGTCAGCGCCAATGATGCACTAAGCAACGCACTGAGTGCAGAAATAGCAAATAGAACCAGTGCAGATAATGCCTTGAGCCTAAGAATTGACAGCATCAGTGGTGCAGTGTCAGTTACTAGTAATGCGTTATCAGCATCCAATTCTCGAATCGATGTGGTAAGTCAAGCAGTATCAGTGGAGACGGGCAACAGAACGTCAGCTGACAACGCATTAAGTGTTCGTATTGATACTGTCAGTAATGCAGTGTCGGTGGTAAGTAACGCACTATCAGTTGAAACGGCAGCTCGCATTGCGGCGGTCAATACTGTCAGCAACGCAGTCAGTATTGTTAGCAACGCACTGAGCGCAGAGATTGTCAACCGCACTAGTGCAGATAACGCACTGAGCGTAAAAATCGACACGGTCA